TCCCTGCAATGAGCGCGCCCTGCACGCCAATCGTCGCCGTACCTTCCACGCCGTTAATCAGGTTGTTGTACTCGGTCGAGCCCTTTTGCGCGCGGGCCACGAAGGAGAACATCATTTCGCGGATGCCATATTCCATGCGTCCGCGCACGGCATAGCCGTTCTGCGTCCCCGAGCCAGGATACAGGCCCGTATCGAGGCGCACGTTATTATTCCAGCGGAACTCCGATGAGATGAACGACTGCGAGAGCACATAGTCCACCCCATTAATCGTGATCGTAGCGCCTGCGGCATTCAGAAAATGTTCCTGTGTGATGGCCGGCAGCGGGCTGAGTCCCGGCACTTGCACATGCCCACTGCCGGGGAGATTGCAGCTCACCCGGCAATTGGCGCGGCCAGGGCCCGACTGCATCGTGAGCGTCCAGTCGCCCACCACGCAACCTATCAACATGCGGTCGATTACCGAGTTCGGCGTGGGGCGGATCTGTTCATCCCAGGAAAACGTCGGCAGATTGATACAATCGACAGCCGGATCGTTGGGGACCGCCGCGTAAGTGACACCCGTAGCCGCAGTGCCCGTTTTGGTGGCTTTCCCCGTGGTGAAACAAAACAGCCAGGCCAGAAACTCACTGGACGCGTACTTTTCGAGAGCCACGCTCGCGTCCTGGTAGGACGGAAACACTTGACTCGGAAATTCGTTGCCCTTGCCGATATCGAGGGCGTTGGTCTCATTAACCGGATTCAGCACTGACACGGCCGGATTAACCTTAGTGAGACTCCACATCTGGCCAATGAGGTTGGCGGTCGAAACATCGGCTTGCGGCGCGTAGCCGAAGGCAATGCGCGTCTCTTGAACATTGGCCGGACAGGACGTGACGGCCTTGGCAGCTCCCGGTGGAATGCGGGACGTGGGCGGTTCTATCGTTGCGGTGGACATAAAGCGGCAAACCTCCTTTGAGGGTTATGGATTCGGCCAATCTCCGGTTTCAAGGGTTGTGGTTTCGATGAGCATGTAATCCACGCCCTCGGTATCGGTATTCCGGGAAATGCGTTCGACCTTCGTTGGCAGCAGTCCGTCCAGAATCGGACAGTTCCGCCAGACCATGCCGTCGCCGGGATTCGGTACGCCCGCCATGATGGCATCGATCAGATCGAGATCGGAGGCGCTGGGCAGCGAGCGGATACAGATGTCCATCGCATGCGACCACTTACTCATCTCGCCCTCGGTCAGATCGGTTCCGCGATAGACGACGAGCACCTGCCCCGGCTGCATCTGATAAATCGCCTTATCGACGGAGTTGGCTGTCGGATTGAGATCGATGTAAGCGACCACCGGATCGACCGGCGCGAGAATCTGAACGAGTTCCGGCACGCCGCTGAGAGTGGCAGCCAGGGCGTTCACTAGCTTGGTCAGCCCGATCATGGCCGCGGACGCCCTTTCGTGCCGTCCATCGGGATCCACGCCTTCTGGACATAGATTCCGTATTGCGCCTGGCTTTCATCGGTGATCGCCTTAAAGTCGGTGAGAGCGAAGCCGATCATCTGGTCGTACTTGTTCGCGCGGAGCGCCTTCGCCCGCTCGAGGCGCGTCGTATTCTCCGCGCGGATCCTGCCTTCGACAGCCTTGCGCAGTGTGAAATTAGCGAGCGTCTTGCCGGTCATAACCATATCCCGCGTAGGCCGCTTATGCAGGAACTTTTGCTTGATGATCGCGTAGTGGACACTCAGCTTCTTCGCGGGATTGCCGGCAGCGTTCACCGCCCTCGACCAGCGGGCTTTCTGCTCGGCCACCATCTTGTCGCCAATGATGCGCAACTGAGGGTTGCTCAGATTCGGCCCGCGCACGCGTCCGGTTTTCTTAACCTGAATCTTCAGCGTGGTAGCCATCAGAGCACCGCCCCCGCTTCCTGAACCACGATCACGGAAAAGCCCACGGCGAGCGCAGCGATGCGCACCACCTGATACTGCTTTGCGTCCTTTTGCACCATGTCCCCTGGCGCGGGAGGCACGGTCAGATCGGCGTTCCGAATGTCCATATGGCTGTAGCGCCCAGGGGAGACCTCTTCATCCGACGCACCTTCCTTCCAGAGCACCGAGATCGAAACCGACTGCCAGATGTCGCCTTGCGGCAAATACGACACCGCCCGCCCGAAGGTCGCCACCTGCGCGGGCCAGAACATCCCCGGCAGGTAGGAGTCGATAAACGGATTGATGGGTGTGGCCGCCATGGTGTCGTGCCTTTGCTGCGCCTGCGCCCCTAAACCCCCAGTACGATCCAGAGGCGCACATTGCGCATTCCGCTGGCACGCGGAATCTGTTACGCCACCTTCGCCATGAGCGATGCGTTAGGCCGGAACGGCACCATCAGAGGCGCGGATTGCAGCATGACGTAGCGCACGCTCGGGTCGTATTGAATCCAGCTTTTCACGTAATACGGGACGGGCTGCAGGCCGATTTCCTCATCCCGGATCGCGCCATAGGCCTGTACGCCTTCGAGCTGCGGCGAGCACATCAATATGGTCCCGGCTGGCAGGATGGGCTTTTCGACGCCTGTGGCCGGGTCGACATACCAGCCGCTATAGACGAAGATATTGAAGCCTTCAATGGTGCCCATCTGCACGCCGCCTTCGGTGACTTGCGCGGTGGGCTGCATCGACGGCAGTTCGGTATAGCGCCGGAAGACATTCAACACCTGCATGATATTGGCGTCGGCGCGAAACAGCTTCCAGACATCCACTGTCATAATCACGTCCTGCGGGAAGACGCCGGTGTCCTCCAGGCAGATTTGCGCCCAGTCCTGCAGGTTGTCGAGAATCTTCGCGGTCCCGGCGCTCCACAAAGGATTGGCCAGAATCGTGTGGGTGGCGGAGCGCAGGAAGTCGACTACCTGCGTGGGGTACTTGTCGCCCGCGATGGTGGATTTGCCGGTTGTCAGCACCTCCCCGCACATGACCTCCAGCCTGCGCCGGAGAATCGTTAACTGATCCTGCATGTCGAACGCGATGAGCGCCCGCACGCGGTCAGCCGGCGACATGGTGCCGCCGATCTGCTCACCCGCCATGCGTTTCAAGGGCCGGTTCATATCGAACACGCGTTTATCCTTGATGTAGGCCGGGGTGAAGGTGTTGGTGACAAAGCCTTGCGAAGCCACCACCTGACCTTCCACCAGAGGCGAGACGAAAGGCGCCACGCGCCGCTTGCCCTGAATCACGTCAAAGTGGATCTGTTCGCTCGATTCGGCCTGCGTGATCCCGAAATACCGGTCCAGCAAAAACTGTGGGTTGCCCAGTAAGCTCTGGAGAACGGCAGTCAATACGTCCGTACTAAAGACATCAGCCATGTGGCGTAACTCCATTCAACTGGGTTGAGAGTGAGAGGTCATGCGGCGCGCCGCCCGTGCCAGGGGATCGACGCGCCGCGCTTGCGGGACGGTTTAATGCCTGGGGTTCTGAACCGGGACCTTGGGCTTGTCCTTGTTCACGTCGTCCTTCTCCTGGGAATGGCTCGCCGTGGCGGAATGTTGCGGGTGAGCTTCCTGCCGCTTTGCCTCTTCATAGAGAGCGTCTTCCTTCTTCGCCTCTTCGCGGAGAGCTTCCGCCTTGTCCTTGTGACCGAGAGCGTCTTCCTTCTTCGCTTCTTCGCGAAGCGTCTCGGCTTTCTGCTGGTGCTTCTCGGCGTCCGTCGTGGCGATGGTTTGCGGGAGCGGGCCGCCTGTGGCCGGCAGACCGGTCATCGGCACCAGCAGACCCGAGCGCTGTTCGACGGTGAGAACGTAAACGCCGAAGTCCCAGAGATTCGCCACGTCCGAAGCCGCGCCTGCCGCGCTGAAGGTCATGGCGGTATCGAGGAACTTGCCCTGCGTATAGACGATGCCGGTGGCTTGCCCGCCAGTCGTGTCGATGTCGGCGGCGAGAATGCAGCGTGCCACGCCCGTACCGGAAACCGGCGTCAGCACCGTCGTCCCGATGATGGGCGTACCGGCAGCGGGCCCGTATAATACCGTACCGCGCGGAATGATGGCGGCAGCGGTCGCGATGAGCGCGCTTTGCGAAATCGTATCACCCGCGACGAGCGGGTCGAAATTATACGTGTTAGCCGTAAAACTGGCCTTCGAGATGGGGGAAGTGGGAGGTGTTGTTGCCATGTGTCGGTTCTCCTTCGGCTACTACTGAATGTGGACCCGCCTGCGGTCCTTCGGCACGAATGCCAGGATGCGTTGGGCTTCCGCGGTGGGAGTGTCCTTATCATCCGACGCCTCGCTCTGCACGCCCACCTGCGGATTGGGAACGTTGTTCATGCGGGCGTGGAATCCGCTGTTCGCCTTGGCCACGGGAGCGGCGAGAAGCAGCTTCTTGGCGACCTCGGGACTGTGGCTGGTTTCAAGGGCCAGTGCGCGGGCCAACTCTTCCCGGCCCTTGGCTTCCTCGCTTGTCAAAATTGCAGCGATGCGCTGCCGTTCTTCAGTTGGCGTTAGCAAGTCTCCATCTCCTTCTGGGCTGGAACCGGCTGCGGCTGCCTTTTCTTTGCCCTCTTCGTCTTCATCATCGTCATCCTCATCAGGATCATCGTCGCCGCCGTCTTCTTCGCTTTCCTTATCGTCTTCATCGTCCTTGGCGGAGGATTGAGTTTCCAGAGCGGGAGGCGGGGTGCAATCCTGCTCGTTGTTGATCTGTTCCTCGTCTGTCTCTTCTTCCAACTCTTCCTCGTCGAACGGGCCATCTGCCTGCGCGCCGACGCGCAGCCCCGGCTTGTCGCGGATCTGGCGCACGGGCATTCCGGAGCGGTCCCCGCCCATGACAGCCCCCTGCAACGATCCCATCTCATCCGCCATGCCAGCGGCCACGGCAGCCGGGGCCATCATTACGGCACCCCTTCCAAAGTCGCTTTCCACACGCTCGGGCGTCGTGCCGCGAAACTGCGCCACCTTGCCGATAAAGATTTGCGCCATCGCATCCACCATGGATTGCAGTTGCGCGCGGCCTTCATCGGTGCCGGGATCGGTGCGTTTGAGCGGGCTTTGCGAGGAGACGACGTCGTAACGCTTGACGCCGGATTTCTGATCCGCTGCGGAGGAATCGATCACCGTGGCGAGGACGCCGATGGAACCGAGCTGCGCCGTCTCATCGGCCACGATTTTGCCCGCCGCCGAGGCCAGCCAATATGCGCCGGAAGCACCCAGACCGCCCACGTAAGCCGTCACCGGCTTTTGCGAGTTGGCCGCGCGGATCGAATTGGCCAGCTCGTTGATGCCATCGATCTGGCCACCGGGCGAATTGATTGAGAGCACGATGGACCGCACCATCGGATCGTCGAGCGCGGACTGGAGTCCCGCCGACACCTCCTCGACGGAAGTGCCGCCCAAGAGCCACGTCCAGATGGAGCGATAGCGGAACAGCGCCCCGCGAATGTCGATCACCGCCGTTCCGTTCGCTGTGGGAACGTCGGTATCAATGCCGGAGGCGCTCAGTCGCGCTGCGGCTTCAAAGTCGGGATGATCGGCTACGCGGCACATCATCTCCATGGCGTCGCGGGTGATGGCCCACGGCTTATCGCTAAACACTTCCATCGCAATGGGCATTTGATCGGGCATCGCTTACACCACCTCCCGGAGCGGCGATTCTTCTGGTTCGGCTGGATAGCCGAGCGGCTTCGGCGGGGCTGGTTCCTGCCACAGTCCCGCTTCCTGCAGACGTTTCTTTTCGATCTGGCGTTGGTCGATCACGTCGTTATAGTCGAGTCCCTGTTCGGCGCATTCGATCTCGAGCGTCGAGATGCCGGTCGCGATCCGCACCTGCGCGGCTTCGGCTTCTTTGACCGGGTCGATCCAACCGCGTCCCGGTCCAATCCACTTGGCCCGCGTGTACAGCCTGCGCCGCTCGTAAAAATCGGGGGCTTCGATCAGTCCCGCGTTCACGGCTTCCTCGAACCAAAGCTCATAGACCGGCTGCGCCCAGTACGTCGTAAGCCAGCTGCGGCGTGTCGTGAAGTAGCGCCAGGATTCGAGGAGAGCGGCGCGGGCGCTGGAATAATTCGTTTTGGAATAGTCCTTCATCACCTGCTCGTAGGGCAGGCCCATCGAAAGACCGATCTGGCGCAGTACAAATTCCGAGAACGCGGCGAATTGCGGAGCGGGGCGGTCGGGTGCGAAGGGCACCATCTTATCGCCTGGGTAGAGCGGGATGAATGTGCCGCCTTCGAGCTGCACGCGATATTCGTTCTTCGCCGCCAGATAGCCATTGGCATCGCCACCGACCATTTCCGCCAGGGTCGACGGATCAAGGGGCGTCTCGATGATCCCCGCTACCAGTGCGTTCACAATGGCCGATTGCAGTTCCGCCCGCTGGTAGCTGTCGAGCATTCGGAACTGTTCCAGTACCGGAGCCAGCAGTGGCTTGCCGCGTGTCTGGTCGACGCGATCCGGCGAGTAGACATGAATCACGCGCTTGCGGCCCCAGTCCGTTTCAGCCGGGATGCATTCCCACTCGCCAGCGATGCCGCCGATGGCCGGGAAGAACATCGCGGGCCAGGTCGAGATTTTACGAATGTGGTACGCCGTGGGGCGTCCGTACACGTCCATTTCGATACCGCCGCGCAAGCAGAGCGTGGGCGTCATGTTGCCGGGATTCGATAAGCGGTCGGTGTCGACCAGCTGAAAACAGGTTTTGAATGCCGAGGACTGCGGACGGTCGATCCACAGCGGGAGCGCCAGACCTTCCCCGTTCTGCAGCACGGAGCGGAACATCAGCGTCGTCAGTCCGGTAAAGGTGAGCTTGCCCGCTATGTCGATGGCCGTGGTGTCGGCCCAGGCTTTCCACAGCGACTCCACATCGCGGCCCCACGCCTCGCCCCAGTCGGCATCCTTACCGAGAGCGCGATAGTCGGGCCACGCAGAGAGGCGCAACTGGCTGCCAATCACGTTATCGAGGATGGTCTGGAATGCTCCTGCCGCCACGCCCGTGTTGCGGTCCAGATCGCGCGACCGGGCCACGAGCGTGCCCATGTCGCTCAGGAGTTCCGCGTCCGCAGCGGCGCGGATCGGCAGCCAGTTCGACATCTGCTTGCGGATCCAGGAAGCGCCGGTGTAAGGCGTATCGCGGTAGCCGTAGCGCCCGTAACCGTAGCCCATGCCGTAGTTCCATGCGCCATCCGACGATTGGCCGCGCATGCCGCCGAAGAGACGCGCCAGGAAACCGGGCTTCTTGGCTAGTTGTTGCGCTAGCGGATTCGGCGGTTGCTGCGGCTGTTGCGGTATCTGCGGCTGTTGCGGTGACATGTTGCTTATGGCCACCCGCAAAAGCTGAAGGGCTTGCGGACGTTCACGCCGCTACTGCCGTACCCGTTGGTGGCGGAGGCGCTGGAAACCACGCCATTCAGGTAATCGATCAAGCGCTGTAAGTCGGCTGCGTTGGTAGCTGTGAAGGTCACCCGGCCAAGCTGCGGAGTTTCGACTCCCGAAGGCATCTGGCCGATGAGTAGGTTGAAGTAAGCCTGTTGCGCCTGGGCGAGCATCGTGGTGGCCTGATCCACGGTGAGATTGCGCAGCGCCACTTTCAGGTCCATCGGCATCGGTGCGGGGCGACTGAAGGGAGGTGTCATAGGTTACTTACTCCAGAAAACTCTCACTGTTCCCGCCGAGAGGCCGGAACTGCGGCATAGGAGTCTGGGACCTCGCACCGGTCGACGACCGCGCGGTTCCCGCGGTGCCACCGGCGCGTAATGCGGATTCCATCTCATCCCAGCGCTTCTCGGGAAATACTTCCATGCGGAGAACAGCCGCCGCCGCACGGGCATAGATCCGGCAGTCGAGGGCTTCATTCCGGTCGCGGCGTTTCTCCCACTTGGTGGTCGTTCGGCCGGCTATCGTGTGTGTAATCAACTGCTCGGCGCAAAGCTGATCGAAGAACTCTTTGCCGTATCCCGGAAAGTGGCAGAAGCCGGCAGGCCAGGTGTCGCCGGCCGCCAGGTCGGGAACCGCCAGGCGCAGGGAGCGGTACAGCTCCTCTTTGCCGATCGAAGTATTCACCGGCCAGAGCCGGACGCCGCCTTTCACGATGCGGCCACCGGCCGTGACATCCATGAACGAAGGCGCTCCCACGAACGCGGAAATGTGAGAGTGGGTGTCGCCCTTGACGGCCATCACGGTTTGCGATCCCATGCGCCGCACCCAATCGTAGACGCGCATGGTGTTAAACCCGGAGTCGACGGCGAGTTTTTTGATGCGCAGCGCACCACCGTAAAAGCTGGGGAACTCTTCATCCAGCAGTTCCGCCAGTTTTGCCCACACCTCGGGCTGATTGGTGTTGCCCTCGAACACGCGGTAATCGACCGACCACGATTCCCGGTTGCGTCCCCAGGCCACGACCTCGCATTCGATGCGGTTGATCTGCACATCGACACCGGCGGTGAGGATGAGGCCGCCCTCGGGCACTTCGCCCATCGCGTAGAGTTCGCGCCGCTCGTAGAGACGGTCGACGTCGGGGACTTCGCCCTGATCGGCCCAGGTCACGCCCAGCACGGTGTTGTAGAACGCCTGCATCTTCTCCGGCGAAACCATGCTCTTCTCCTTCATCCGCATGATCTGAGTCCAGGAAAGCCAGCCCACCGGCGAGTAATAGCTGGATAAGTGAAAGCCGCGCGTAACTCCGTCGCCTAGGCCCAGAGAGCGCCACTCGCCTTCGGCCAACATGACGGTCTTCTCGTGGTCGAAGATTTCCTTTTCGCACTCCTGGCAGCGGTACGCCGCGCGATGCGGCATCTCAACGGACCACTGTAACTGTTCCGGCAGCAGCGTGATGAATACGCCGCAGCGCGGACACGGTACGAAGTAGTAGTTCTGATCGGACTGGCTGAAGAAGGTTTCGATGCGGCTGCGGCCGGTGATGGTGGGCGTCGAGGCGATCAGAATTTTCTTGCGCCGGAAATTCGAGGTGCGGGCAATCGCCAGGTCGCAGGGCTCGCCCTCGCCGCCGACGTTCTGCGGATAGGCGTCCACCTCATCGAGAAACAGATAGCGCGCGGCCATCGAACGGAGCTGCTTCGCGCTGTTGGCCCCGGACAGCACCAGGATGCCGCCCAGGAACTCTTTTGCCAGGATGGTATTGCCCGAGTCGCGCTCCTTCGGAGACCGGACGAGAGTGCTCAGGATGGGGCAGTCTTCGATCAACGGACCAATGCGCTGTTTGGAGTTGCGCTTGGCCATTGTCTCAGTCGGCTGAACGACCAGCATGGGCCCGGGCGCGAGGTGAATGACGTAGCCCATCCAATTGATGCCGGCTTCGGTCGCTCCAACCTGTGAACCCTTCATGAAAACCACCCGTTCGCAGGGCGAATCGGGCATGAGCGCGTCCATAATGTCGCGCAGGTACGGGGTCCGGCTGGTGCGCCACAAACCGGGCTCGGGCGAGGACTTCGTAGTAAGCACGCGGTACTGATCGGCCCATTCGCTGATGCGCAGCTTCGCATCCGGCCGCGCGCCGAGACGGCATGCTTTCTGCGTGATCTCGTAGGCATGCGCAAGGCCGGCAAGTTCACCGTGTAGCGTGAGCCCCGCCGTCGTCATGCAGCCAGCTTCCCTTCCGAATACGCATCGAACACCTTGCGCAGTTCGTCTTCGAGTAGCTGCTGGCAAGTGCTGATGCTCGATGCCGTCGCCAGTAAGGGAGCAACCCGCGAGGGAATATTGAAACACGCCTCGCGCAGCGTGCGGAATTCCGTGAACCGCGCGCTTTCGACATCCGCCGTGGGAGTCAGGTTTCCGGCGCGTTCCTCGTAGCGGAGTTTCTTGAGCTTCGCCTCATAGACCTGAGTACTGGCCCGCGCCTGGGCATAGTCCGTCGAGTGCGTTTTCTGAGTCGAAGGAATATCCACGCTGGGAATCTCGGGAAGCTGCTTGCCGCTTAATTCCACTGCAGGCGCATTGCCCGGAGATCCGGAGCGGTTATTGTGCCCCTTCTCGTGGTGCGTGGTCGCGTGGAACTCCGCAATGGCTTCCTCGAGGTCGTAAAGACCGTCCGGACCAGGAGTGATGCGCCCGGCCTGCTCGGCGATACGGATTGCCCTCCGGTTGCGTTTGAGCGCCTTGGCAAGTTCGGCTTCATCAACGCGTGCCATTGTGCAGAGTCTAACGCGGAAAACCCGCTTTCACCAAGCGCTAAATTCAAGACAGTGCTAGAGTTACGAGCAACCTTGACATGAATCGCTGCGCTGGACTACTATCCTGCATGACTCGGCTAAAGCCCACTAAAGTCCACATGCTTCAGCCTGGGGACCGGTTTCTTTCCGCCGAAGAAGCTGCCGGCATTCTCGGCACCACGGTGAACACTCTTTCTTACTACCGGGCTGTCGGGTCGGGCCCCCGCTTTTACAAGTTTGGCCGCTCAGTCCGGTATCTCCTCTCAGACTTGGCCGCCTGGGGCACGTCACATTGCGTGGAGCCGCGCGATGCCGGCGCGCGTACTATGTAACCTAAAGGAGAATTCCACATGCCCGCGCTGAATATCACAGAAACGCTGTCTCTTACGCATGCTGTCGTAGCTACGAGTCCCGCATCCCCCAGCGGCCCTAAGACAGTGGCTTTGGGTACGGTGAAAATTAGTCAGACCGGCAACAATGTGGCCAGCGGCATTCAAATCGTGACTACCACCGCCGCGGTCATCAATATCGGCGCAGTCGCGGGAGGCACGCTCGGCCGCTTCGCCATCAAGAACCTGGACGGCACGAACAATCTGAGCGTGCTTCCGGCAGTGGCCGGGACGGCGTTCCTCACGCTATTGCCCGGAGAAATGGCGCAGGGCCGCTTCGATCCGGGCGTGACAGCTCCGGCAGTCGTGGCCAGCGCCGCAACCCTGTTGATGGAATATATTGTGTGCGCGGACTAGCGTTACACCGCTTCCCATGACAATCGAGTTCATATGCGCTGGCAAAACCTACGTCTGCGTCGTCGGCCCCCTTCACTCCGAACCACCCGATGAGCTTTCCATCGCGTTCCGGCCCTGTGCTTTCAAAGCACCTGTCATGTTGCGGCTGGCTCATCTCGGGCACGATATGACCCGTGGCGTGGAGTTGTATAGGCCCATCGGACTAGATGCGCCGGCCGAGGACTAAACCGCTCACACTGGCGCTGCCACGACGTAGCGCTCAAGCAACTCGTCAAACACCGCGCGGCAGCCGCGACAAAGGTCAGGCGGTAGAGCCCGCACCCGTCGCCGTCCCGGCGCCAGCGGCAGTGCGGCGCCACAATAGCCGTGCCACGGATCATCGAATAGTTCCAGATGACAAGCGCCGTCGACATCGCGCACGCGCAGGTCGATTGCGTTCACCGCCCAGGTCTGCAGAAACCGGCGCTGGTGCATGAGCATTCCGTTGCGTGCACGCGCCGCCTGGCAGTCCCGGCAGACCCGCTTCACCGTTTTGCCGCAGTCACCGCAGATCATGATGACCAGAATATCAGGGGCCTTCCAAATAAAAACAAGCTAGCTTGATTGTGCGTATAATGTAATAGAAGGAACAAAACGAAGCCCAATCGGGCAAGAAAACAAATGGAAAACAGCAGCAACAACATGAAGTATTCAACGAACTGGGATCTATCCAGCATCCCGGAAGACGTTTGGAATAGTGAACACGGACGGCGCAACGCCGCTAAACGCGTTAAGCCTACGGGCGGCGTTCGTCCCGGCGCCGGACGTCCCAAGAAAGCAAGGCGTTTGCTTATACCCGCGCTGCTCTCTTGTCTCGCAATTCCCGGTCACGCGCAGCCAGCTCCTTCCCGGACGATCGAGGTGATGTCGCCGCCAACTATATCCCCCCCGCCGCCAACTATATACGTCCCGCATACGTCATACGTCCCGCCGCCAGCGAAACTCACGCCTGGCGCGCAGACGATCACGCTTACGGACTACGTACCGACGATAGAGCAGGAGCCGGCGCTCGACAAGCACGGCAAACCAAAGCTCGACCGCAACGGCAATCCGAAGATGCTAGGAGTGCAAGTCTCTAAGCCCGTCACGAGAACGCTGGAGGCCCATACGGCCAAAGTCGTTGACGCCCACAACGTCAATTATCTTCAACGCACCGATTACCAGTATCAATACAACTATGTGTCTCCCGCTTGCCTGAATACCTGGTGGTGCCATCTCGTGGTGGGTGACCCCACAGCCGAAGCAACCGCCCGGCCAGTTTATAGCGACTACACATTTTTCGCTTTCGAGGATACCGGCACGGGAGACATCTATGTCGCAGGCCAGGCTGGCAGCCACCTGTTGGGCTTCGCCATCAACAGCAGGGTGCAATATGCCGTTGATTCGGGGAATCTCGCGGTAATCGACAACCAGGGCAATACCCACCAGATCGGAATCATCCAGAAGATCCTCAAGCCTACTGGACAGCAATAAGGGATCTTGCTCGGATCTGCTATACATTGGACGGGCAAATGCAGAACTACTTCAAGATCGCAGGAGTAACGATTCGATGAAGGGCATTTTAGAAATGGTCGAGGCTCCTTACGAGATGGCGAATCTATTCCCGAAACATACTGGACTTCCTTTCGTGGTCTGGATTT